CTACAAGGACAAGGCCCGGTTTCCCGACGGCCCGTGGTGCAAGGAAGGTGACAAGGTTCTCTTCTCGCGCTACCAGGGCATGCGCTTCAAGTCCAAGGACACGGTGAGCGGCGAGATGGTCGAGTACCGTATGCTGGCCGATGACGCCATTGTCGGCGTGGCGCCGATCGGCGCAAACGTTGGAGGTCTCTGATGGACATAGATAACGTACGCATTCCAAACCCCTACACACACCACCTTGGCGCGGAGTATTTCGCGGTGGACGCCACCGGTGAGCCAGTGGCCCGAGCTAAAACATTGGGCGCGGTGCAGCGCGCCGCGCCAGAAGCTGCGGGGTATTTCACAACGGATGATTTCTGGCCGATTGTGAAGGCCGATAACCTACCCCACCCGGCGGCTATACTGGATATGGAGACACATGGCGCGTACATCTATGTTGACGAGAACCGGAAGGTCTTGAGCACAGGGTACTATAATTACACCAAGCCAATCCCTGCACCGCCAGACGGTCTGAGCAACGCTATTCTTGGCAACGGCGATACGGATTTGCCTGAAATCGGGAGCACCATCTAATGGCACGTGAAGGTTTCAAGGCCACTCCGGCCGATCGTCGGCAGATGCACGAGATCGCCGGCAGCGACGATGTCCCTGATCGCGTGACCGTCGACCTCGACGGCGACGATCCCAACGCCTATGAAATCGTGGTGGTCGACGACACCCCCGACGAGGACAAGGGCAAGCCTACCAAATGGGACGGCAAGTCGACCACCGAAGAACCCCCGCTTCAGGGCGTCCACCCCAAGGTGCAAAAGCGCATTGACCGCCTGCGCGCCGAGACTGAGACGGAACGCCGGGCCCGCGAAGCGGCAGAGCGCCGCGAGCAGGCCGCAGTGCAATTGGCGCAGCAGCAGGCCGAAGAGCTTACGGATCTGCGGCGTCGGCTCGATACCGGGTCCACCGCACTGGCTGCGTCAATGAAAGAGCAGCGCGAATCCCGGATCGAGGACGCCAAACGACGGCTTAGCCAGGCGTACGCCGACGGTGATTCCGACGCCATCGCGCAGGCAACGACCGACATGTCCGCCGCTCAGGCGGAACTGGCGCAGATCGCTTCGCGCACGGCGGCCCGCCCGGCACCGGCGCAGGAACAGGACCGCCAGCCCCAACGGCAGACGCAGGCGGCAGCACCACAGCTGCCCCCCGATGTCATTGGGTGGATCAGCAAGAACTCGGCGTGGTGGCAGAAAGACGCTGCCAAGACCGACTTCGCCCTGTCACTCGACCGGACCATCCGGGCCAAGGGTGTGCAGCCCGGAACCCCCGGGTATACAGCAGAACTGGACAAAGGAATGGCCGCGGTGTATCCAGAACATCAGCCTTATCGTTCGTCATCTGATGACGATAACGATGACCCTGTTCGCGAGGAGCGCTCCAATCCTCGCCGGACCAACGTCGTTGACAGGGGCGCGCGGGAAGAACCCGCCGGCCAAGGTCAGCGGCGGCAAGTGGAGTTGACGGCTTCCGAGGTAGCTATCGCCAACCGACTTCGGGTGCCGCTCGCCAAATACGCAGCTGAAAAACTGCGGCGAGACCAGAATGGAAAAGGTGGCGCATGATGGAGACCGAGATGAACGATCCCTGGGCCGCTCTTGAAGAGCCATCCACCAGGACCCCCCGGTCCCTCGAAACGCGCGAGAAGACATCTCGACGCGACGGTTGGAAAGAGCCGACAATGTTGCCCGACCCGACGCCACGAGACGGTCTCGTGTTCAAATGGGTACGGGCATCCGCACGCGGAAACGACGACAAGGTCAATGTTGACAAGCGTTTCCGTGAAGGGTGGGACCCGGTTCGCGCCGAAGACCATCCCGAGATCCTCCAGGAATGGCGGATGACGCAGAAGACGGGCATCATCGAATTCGGTGGGCTTATCCTCTGCTCCATGCCGCAGGAGTATGTCGACCAGCGAAATGCGACTTACCTCAACCGCGCTAAAGTCGAGCTCAATTCCGCCGAAGAGCACTACATGCGCGACAACGACGAGATCATCAAGAAGTTCAAGGAGAACCGTCGAGCGACGGTCTTTGCGGACAAGAGGTCTCGTTAGGCCGCTTTTCCATCAGGAGAAACCCACAATGTCTGCTACCGCCAATCCGTACGGCATGATCCCGGTCCAGAACCAGGGCGCGCAGTACAACACCCAGGGGGGCGAATGGGTCCCCATCCTCGACGGCTACACCACGTCCATCTTCTTTGGTGATGTGGTCAAGCTCGGCTCGAACAACTACATCGAAAAGGACACCGGTACGACGTCGCTGACGCCATACGGCGTGTTCATGGGGTGCAAGTTCATCAGCCCGACTCTCGGCTACTTCCAGCCGCAGGGCTTCTGGCCGGCGTCGACCACCACGGGGTACACGACCCACCCCAACATCCCGATGGCCTATGTCTCCACTTTCCCGTGGGGCGTCTGGCAGATTCAGGCCGACGGGTCCGTGCCGCTCACTGCGGTCGGCCAGAACGCCGCCATCGTCCAGACGGCCGGTACGGCGTTGTTCGGCAAGAGCCGTAACGCGCTGAGCGCTTCGTCGATCGCCACGACTGATACTTTGCCACTGCGCATCGTTGGTTTCGTGGAATCACCGAACAACGCACCGGGCGATGCCTACACCGATGTGCTCGTGGTCTTCAACCAGACCCAGCAGATCCTCACGGCGCTCGGCGTCTAAGAACAGGAGCAACAGAAAATGGCTGCTATCTCTCGTGCCCAGTTGCTCCGCGAGCTTATCCCGGGGCTGAACGCAATCTTCGGTATGTCGTACAACGAGTACCCGATGGAGTTCGGTGAAATCTACACCGAGTATTCTTCGGACCGTTCGTTCGAGCAGGACCAGAAGGTCACCGGTTTCCAGACTGCACCGGTCAAGCAGGAAGGCTCCGCCACCCTGTTCGACACTGCGCAGGAAGGCTACACCTCGACCTACGTCATGGAGACCATTTCGATGGGCTTCGCGCTGACGCAGGAAGCGTTCGAAGACAACCTCTACGACTCGCTCAGCTCGCGGTACTCCCGTGAACTCGGCCGCGCCATGCGCAACACCAAGGAGATCAAGGCGGTCGTCCCGTTCAACACCGGCTTCACGGCGCTCGCGTCGGGCGGCTATGGTGTCGGCGACGGCGTCCCGCTGTTCTCGACCGCCCACCCCCAGGTGGCCGGCCCTGTCATCTCCAACCGTCCGACTGTCGCCGTCGACCTGAATGAGACCAGCCTTGAAGCTGCGACCATCCAGATCTCCGGCTGGACGGACGATCGTGGTAAGCTGATCCAGGCGCGCGTGCGCAAGATGATCGTCCCCAAGGAATCGATCTACATTGCCACCCGTATCCTCGAAACCCAGCTGCAGACTGGCACGGCGAACAACGACATCAATGCCGTCAAGGCGATGTCGGCGGTGCCGGAAGGGTTCACCACGAACCACTACCTGACTGACCCGGATGCCTGGTTCTTGACCACCGACGTTCCCGAAGGTGCCAAGTACTTCAACCGTATTCCGGTGTCTGAAGATAGTGATGGCGATTTCGACACCGGAAACATCCGTTACCGTCAACGCGAAAGATACGCCTTCGGTTTCTCCGATTACCTAGCCATATGGGGCAGCCCGGGGGCGTAATAACCCAACTAAACCAAGTGGTTACAAAAAAGAAGGGCCCGCGAAAGCGGGCCTTTTAATTTGATACATACTGTGACTTTGACACTGGTAAATTTAGCACTTGCGCAGGCCCCTAGTCTGTATTAGCTTGATGGTGTTCAACGTCATCAGCTAGGCTAGGAGCCTGCCCAATCATGATATGCACTGGATGCAACGAAGACAAGCCGATCAAGGCTAGGGGCCTTTGCCCCGCCTGCTATACGCAGTGGCAGAAGACCGGGAGCACCGTCCGAGTACGGACACGCGGGCTCAAAGGTAAGCCCTGCATCATTGAGGGTTGCGAGAAGATCGCCCACGGCCGGGGCTTGTGCGCGATGCATCTCAAGCGCGAGCAGAAAACCGGTACAACCGCTGACCCGAGACTGCTCCAACCGGCACCAGTCACCCATCATCCGCTGTACCCGCAGTGGATCGATTTCCAGCGAGCCAATAACCCCCGGCCAGTCGTGCCGGAGTGGAAAGCTAGTTTCGAGACGTTCCTCGAAGGTGTTGGAACGCGCCCCTCGAAAAGGCACCGGCTGTACCGCCGAGACAAGAGCGAGCCCATGGGCCCTGGGAACTTCGAATGGCGCTTGGCGCTGGTCGAGAAACGGCCGGGTGAAGACACGCTGGAGTACAACAAGCGTTACCGCCGCGCGCACAGGGAAGTCTATGGCACAGACTACCACAACAGCACGCTTCAGTTGAAATACGGCCTGACAACCTACGACCTCGCGGCCATGGCGGAGAAGCAGGACCATTGCTGCGCTATCTGCGGCGAGAAAGAAAAAGAACAGCGGAACGGGCTGGTAAAACATCTGGCCGTGGACCACGACCACAAGACGGGGAAAGTGCGCGAATTGCTGTGCACAGCCTGCAACAAAGGGCTTGGGCATTTCAACGACGATATAGACCGGATGCTTCAAGCCATTGCCTACCTGCGCAAGCACGCCTAACCCTCCAAAGGCCCGGCACCCCAAAAGCCGGGCCTTTTCTTTTCCCCTACCCCGGTGTACTCTCGCGGCCTATCGGTGCCCTGTGAGGTATTCAATCCTCGGCTACTCCGGCTGCAGCGCGCCCCAAAGGAGATCACGGCAATGGCCCTGACAAACTTCCCCAATGGCATCAGTTCGATGGGCCTGCCCGTCATCGGCAGCGGCGGCATGATTCCGCCCAGCCCTGGCAAGGTCTACTTTGTCGATTACACCAACGGCGTCAACGCTGGTCCCGGCACCTCGATCAGCAACCCGTGGCAGACTGTTGAGTATGCCTACAGCCAGGTGACCTCCGGCAACGACGACATTATCGCGTTGGTCGGCAGCGCCACGCACGTGCTCAGCGCCATGCTGGACGTGTCCAAGTCCCGCGTGCACTTCGTCGGCGTTGACGGCACCAATGGCCGCCTCTACGGCCAGAACGCCAAGATCAGCCTGACCGCCACTTCCGGCGCCACCAACGTCTTCACCATGAAGAACACCGGCGTCCGCAACTCCTTCACCAACATCAAGTTCATCAACGCTTCGACCGTGGCCGAAGGGCTGTACTGCGTCGGTGAAGGCGGCGAATACGCGCTCTATACCAACTGCGAATTCTACAAGTCCACCGACCTGAACGAAACCACCGCAGCCGAGGTCGTGCTCAACGGTGACAGCGCTCAGTTTGTCGGCTGCACTTTCGGTTCGCTGGCGGACCAGCTCGTCGGCAACATCATCCGCCCCTGCATCGACCTGACCAACGGGATCGTCGGCGCCGGCAAGGTGACGCGCGACTGCACCATCATCGACAGCAACTTCTGGCGCAATCTCGCTGGCACGGCTGGCGTGTTCATTCGCGCCGCCGCCTCGGCGGACGTCGAGCGCCTGCTCGCCCTCAAGGGGTGCACCTTCGTGGCGGCCAATCTCGGCTCGACCCCGGCAGTGTGCATCAGCGCCGGGGCCACGCTGGTTGACGGCTGGATCACCGTTGACGCGGCCTGCGCTGGGTTCAATGTGACCAAGATCGCCACGGCTACCGGTATTCTGGTGGCAGGCGCAGCGGTCAACTCCGGCGCCGGTATCGCGGTCAACGCGGCCTAACCCATGGGCGGCCCTTCGGGGCCGCTCTCCTTTCGAGGAGATGAGCCTTGCCCTATTTTACGCTCGACATGGACCCGATCAACGTTGTCACCAACGGCATCGCTGAGAACCAGACCACGGCCGGCGCGGCTGACCTGGTGCTCAACGGCTCGCTGGCCGACCTCGGCGGCGGGGTCTTCGACATCTATGACGCCCTCTATTCCTCCGGCGTTGGCGGGGTGCGTATCGCTATCGATTCGGCGGGCGACATCAGTTCGGTCATCTTCACCGTGACGGGCACCGACCAGGACGGTATCGCGCGCACCGAGGCCATCACCGGCGTCACCACCACGGCGGTCAACTCGACGACTTTCTGGCAGACCATTACCCAGATCGCCGCCAGCGCCGCCGTCGGCAGCAATGTCTTTGTCGGCCCGATCAACCAGATCGTGTCCAAGACCCTGCCGCTCAACTGGCGCAACAACTGGCCAGCGACCTTCGTGGTCGGCGGCGTCACCGGCACGCTGCAATACGACATTGAGGAAACCTCCTCCGAACTCACAGCCAGTACCGACCCTTCGACACTGGTCTGGGGTGTGTCGCAGTCGAACAAGACCGCGGACCTGACAGGCTCGCTGCTCAACTACTCGACGGCGGCGCGGCTGCGCTTTGACAGCTACTCGTCAGGGGCCGAGCTGCAGCTGGCGCTGCGGCAGAACGATTACCGGTAGGAGACCGTCATCACCACCTCGGGGACCACAGACTTCCAGCTCAACATGATCGAGGCCATCGAAGAGGCTTTCGAGCGCTGCGAGTTGGAAAGCCGTTCAGGCTACGATATGCGCACGGCCCGCCGCAGCATCAACCTGATGATGCTCGAATGGGCCAACCGCGGCTTGAACATGTGGACCTATGAAGAGCGCACGCAGCTCCTGACTTATGGCGTCAGTGAATATAGCCTCGGCGCGGATCTGGTCGATGTGCTTGAGCAGGTGGTCCAATTGCCGCCCGGCAGCACCGGCCAGCAGACGAGCCGCTACAACATGACGCGCGTCTCGATCAGCACCCAGGCCACGCGCACCAACCCAACGGTCACCGGTCGCCCGGTCGAGGTCTATTACAACCGGGGCACTGCCGGCGTAACGGCGCACGTCTGGCCGCTGCCCGGTACCAGCGGTCCCTATACGCTGGTCTATTGGGTACTGCGCCGGATCGAGGACGCCGGGGCGTTCACCAATACCGGCGATTTTCCCTTCCGTTTCCTGCCTGTGTTCGTGGCCGGGCTTGCCTACTATCTCGCGCAGAAGAAGCGCCGCGATCTCGTGCAGGTGCTCAAGGATGAGTACGACGAGGCGTGGGCCAATGCCGCCGGGGAGGACCGGGAAAAAGCAGTTTTAAAGCTTGTGCCCCGGAGCAGTTCGTATAGGGTGTCGTAATGACACACTCACAAACCATAGAACCGCTAGTCGTCGTCTACCAGGTAACGAACCGTGTGAACGGGCATCGTTATATCGGCTACACCGCGCGCGGATTGAAGAAGCGAGAGAAAGCGCACCGTACCACGGCGCGCAGCGGAGCAACGAAATACCTACTACATAAGGCGTTGCGGAAATACGGCGACGAGAACTTCGTGTTCGAGGTCATGGCAGACTTCCAAGACGACGAAGAACTCGCCAAGGTTTACGAGTGCGAGGCCATTGCCGCCTATAAGCCCGAGTACAACCTAACCTATGGCGGTGAGGGAGGAACACTGGCGGAGGAATCGCGCAAGAAAATTGGCGACGCTAACCGGGGACGGAAGATGCCGCCAAGCCACGGTGAGAAACGCCGGGCGTACTTGACCGGGCGCAAGCACACCTCCGCGACAAAAGCCAAGATGAGCGTAGCCCAGAAAGGTCACGCGCCCACGCGCACAGGACCAGTGGACGCGGCTACCCGCGCAAAAATAAGCACGGCCAATAGGGGCAAGATGCCTTGGACGCACGGTAAAAACCATAGCGCTGAAACTAAAGCGAAGATGAGCGCGTGGCAGGTCGGGCGTAAACTTCCTGACGCACATCGTGAGAACATAAGCCGTGCGCGTCGGGATTCTTGGGTGAGCAGTCGAGAGAAATACCTGCCCGCTGTTCGAGCGGCGGCAAAAGCAGGGCAAGAAGCCAGAAAACTCCCTGTGCAATGCGTGGAAGACGGGCGTATTTTTGCCGGGTGTTCCGACGCGGACCGGTTTTACGGTTACCGGATCGGGCTCGTTAGCCGGATCGTAAAAGGCACCATACCGAATAAGACAGGTAGAACTTTTGTACGGCACGAGGCACCCGAATGAGTGGTGGTGGAACAACCCAATCAAGCACCAGACCGCCGTGGGCCCTCGGGCTTTGCGATCGTTGCGGCTTCGCTTTTAAGCTCAACCAGCTACATAAAGAAATTTATGACGAACGCGAAAATGGCCTCCTTTGCTGCAGCGTTTGCCTGGATATCGATAACCCCCAGCTTCAACTTGGTCGCCTCAAGGTGGACGACCCACAAAGTTTGTTCGACCCCAGACCCGACACCGGTGTGCCAGGAAGTACCGGATTTTTTGGTTGGCTGCCGATCGGTTCACCGCTCAATTCTATCCAATGCCAAGTTGGCAACATCACCGTTCTCGTAGTATGACATAGCAACAGTCAGGAGACCGCTCCATGAAACCGATCAAGAAAATCGTCGTCCCCAACAAGATGACCGCCAGCGCCGCCGGTGGCCTTGGCCGCCTCGAGAAGAGCGCCATGGCCCCCAAGGCGGGGAGCAAGAAGCTCAAATGACCATGCAGACACGCGGCTTCGGCGCCGCCCGCAAGCCCGCCCCGGACAAGCCCATCGACCCCTACTGCATCAGCCCGCAGTTGGCGCCGCCCGCCCTAACGCCTGAGGCCAAGAAGACCTTCGCGCACTCTGAGGACTACCACGCCGGACGCGGCGTTAAGAGTGCGCGTAAATGAAGGGCGTAAAAAATTCAGCAAAACCGGGGGGCGTGAAAAACCCACACACGCCAAAGACCGTCGGGGGGCCTAACAAGCTGAGGAACTACGCCTCTGATGGGGTGTCGAACGGCGACAAGCAGCACCCTGACGCCGCCAAACGTGGCGTGGTCTCCGGCACTGTCAAGAACAAGAAGTAGCTCATGACAACGCTCGCGACATTGACGGCGGACGTCATCAGCTACACGACCAAT